AAGATCTGATCCCGCCGACAGATGCTCAACTCCGAAAGCTCATCGCCGACCGCGTTGACGACTGGTCACCGGTTGATCCAGACGAGTGAGGCGCGGGAGCTTCGTAACTCCAGCGATTACGACGACTGGGAATACGGCACCGAGCCCATCCCTGGCGACACCCACTGGGTCAAGGTCCGCACCCTGACCCAGCTTTATCGCCACCTCATCTACGTCTTCGCCACCAGCGAAACCATCTGCTCCAGCAAGCTCGCTGGCCTGGCCATCTACGAGATTCTCAAGTTGCGTCTTGCGGATCTCGATCAACTGAAAGCCCAAGACCCCACTTTCTTCGCATGACTGACTGGTACGCCGACTATTACCGCCAATCTCGCGGATACAACTGGAACGATTTGCGCGAGCTGAGCAATCAGCCGCGTCGCCCCAGCACTTCGGTGCCGGACTGCTTCAAAGATCAGTTTTCCACTCCCGCCGAATACGATGAGTGGCTTGCGCAGAAGCGCAAGGACTATTTCGGCTGATTGATGACTGAACTGAACGACGCGCCGTTCTACAGGTCTTACCTGCTGAATCGGACGATCTACCTACATGAGCTGAAGAAGCTCTCCAATGACGAGCTGCACATGCTCAATGTGGATACGCTCGCTGCCCTCAATGAAGCCCGCTTCCGTTACGACCAAATTGAGGACAAACAGTCGGAAGCAGCTGGTGGAGAGTACCGCCGCATCAAAGTGGCAGGTTACTTTCAAGCTGCAATCCGGCTGGAACTCGATAACTGAGTTCTTCTCCTACTACACTGCACACGCTCCATCCCATGCAAATGCACATCCTTTCTGATTCACAGCACAAGGAACTGACTCAAACTCTCAGCAAGCTCCAGTCAATTCTTGGCGGGTCCGTCAGTGTCTCTTTGGATTCCAAGCCTGCTAGTGCCGCCGCTCCTAAGGCGGCTGCCGAGGCCAAGCCCAAAACCACCCGCCGTGCCCGCCGCAATCGCCGTGGAGCGCTGAATGAAACCAAGGTCATTGAGATCAAGCGCCAGCTGGCTGCTGGTGATCGACCTGCTTCGCAGATTGCTAAACAGTTTGGGGTCCACGTGACCACCATCTACGGCATCAAGTACGGCAACAGCTGGGCACACGTGCAGCTCCAGCAGGATCACGCGCCCGCTTCCGTCGAGGCATGATCCTTCCCGACTACGAGATTGTTTGTCTCGCTAGACGGGGTTTGGTCCATCCTTACGATCCAGCGCTGGTCAATCCGGCCAGCCTGGACGTGAGGCTTGGCGAGAACCTCCTCATCGAGGACAAGCAGACTTCCGAGCTACAACCCTTCTCGATCGCCGGGTTCACGCAGGAAGCGCCGTTCATGCTCCAGCCACGCGAGTTCGTACTGGCGGAAACGCTGGAGCGCTTCAGCTTCCCATCCAGCACGGCGGGACAGCTGGCGCTTAAGTCGAGTCGTGCCCGTGAAGGGATCGAACACCTCATGGCCGGGTACATCGACCCGGGCTTTGAGGGCCGCCTCACGCTCGAACTCGTGAATGCTCGTGTACTTCACCCGGTGCCGATTTGGCCGGGGATGCGGATTGGGCAGATTGTGTTCCACAAGATGGCCTTCCCGAATAAGGACTATTCACAGACCGGGCGCTACCAGGGCGATCAACAAGTTCAGGCTTCTAAAGGATGAACGAATTTCGACTGACCACCGTGGATTCCGTGAATCACCCCGCCCACTACACAGCTGGGAAGACGGAGGTGATTGATGTGCTCGAAGACTGGGTGAAGGCCGCGCCCGATCCAGTGCTTGGGGGCCTTCAATGGCAGGTTATCAAGTACCTCAGTCGTATGTGGTTAAAAAATGACCCGTACGAAGATGCCCGCAAGGCGCAGTGGTACTTGAACCGCCTCATCAACCGCATGGCTGCGGAGGCTTACGTCGAAAAATGAGGCACTGGTGGCGAGTCCTCGCCCTCGCTGTCGGTGAAAAAGCGCACCAGCACAATCGGATCGCTGATCAGGTTGCACTGGTGCGTCTTTTTATCCTTAGCGCCTACATGACCACAAACCTTTTCATCTGTGCAGGAGTAATCCGTCACTGGAATGACTAAACAAATGCCACCTGGAGTCAAATTCAAACGCGGCGAAGAGAATATCTCCGCACTACTCACACCTGAACTGGTACAGAAAATGCGCCAGCTCAGAAAAGAGGGGTTGTCGTATCGACAGCTGGCCAGCGAGTTTGATGTTGATGAGAAGCACGCTTGGCGTATCTGCAATGGGTATGCATGGAGCTGGTTAGATGAAGTGCCCTAACTGTGGTGCTGCGAGCCAGCAGACTCGTGTTGTGTTGACGCGCAACAACACAGACAAACAAAAGCTGCGGAAACGTAAGTGTCTCGCTTGTGAAGAGTTCTTCTTTTCACTGGAGTCAATCGTTCCTAAATTTGCAGTTCAGCACGCTCCACACTGGGGGCTCCGATTAACAAAAAATGCATCTGACGTTCACTTCTCATGACTCAAATCTCACTGAACATCAATGAGCGACTTTGCTACAGCTGCGGGAAGAACACTCGCAACCCGATCTATTGCTGTAAGTGCTACAACAAAACCCCAGCTGGGCGGGTGGAGATGAAGCGCGAGGTGATGATGCGTAAGTACGCCAGGCTGGATGGTGGTGCCAGCTGCCGGAACTGCGTGCACTGGGAAAACAAGTGCCTGCTTGGGATCCCGGAGGCTGGTTCCGTTTATGCCGAGGACTGCCCAGCTCGGGAGTCTATTAGTGTGCTAGAGTAGACCGCAAGTTAGCCCTACCAGGCGTGCGCATTCTCCAAGGCATCGAGCATCTTCACACGCTCGACAACGCAGATCTCGTTGCGTTTGATGTTGAGACCACAGGGCTCCAGCCCGTCATCGGGGGATTGCGGTTGCTGCAGCTGGCCACGCCTGGTCAGGATCCGGTTGTTATTGACATGTGGGCACTGGAGCCCGAAGACGAGATCGAACTGGACGACTTTTTTCAGGTTGAGCGCACGTGGATTGCGCACAATGCTGTGTTTGACCTCGGCTGGTTGCAGGAGCATGAGGTATATCCGCAGGGCACAGTCCTGTGCACCATGCTGGCCAGTCGGATCCTGACAAACGGGATGCCGAATATAAAGAACGGTCTCAAACATGTCGTCCATCGTTATCTCAAAAAGGAGATCTCGAAGGAAGAGCAGGCCAGCGATTGGTCCCAGCAGCTGACAACGAGCCAGCTGGAATATGCGGCGACAGATGTACTCGTGCTGCTGGAGTTGTATGAGCAGATTCAGCAGCGGATGGCGACTGGGCGGTTGTACCGGGCGTGGAGTCTTGAGTGTTCTGCGTTGCCGGCGATGGCACAGCTCTGGCGCACCGGGCTTCCGTTTGATGAGAAGTCACTGCGCCAGCTGATCGAAGATCTCGACATTGAGCACAACGAAATCGGCACCAAGTTCATTGAGGATTTTGATGCTGCTCTGCCGGAAAGTGAGAAGCTTTTCCGCGCTGAGGATGGGACGATTAAGTACCAGACAAAACCGGGACCAAAAGGGAAAAAAGCTGACCCGGAGGTGTTCAACCTTAATAGTCCTGTCCAACTTCTAAAGAAATTCACTGCGTTGCTTGGGGAAGCGCCAGTTGATATGAAGTCCGGGAAGAAGAGTGCCAGCAAGTCGGCGCTGCAGGAATACGTCGGGGATCACGTGGTGATTGCGGACTACTTGCGGTGGAAGCGGGTGGAGAAGCGGCGCCAGATGGCGGAGACCCTGCTCAAGAACCTGAGTAAGGACGGGTTCATTCGCGCCAGCTACCTGCAGATGGGGGCTGACACCGGCAGGATGAGTTGCATGAGTCCCAACTTGCAGCAGATACCGAGGGACAAGCGGTTTCGGGCGTGCGTTCAGGCTCCAGCTGGGTGGAAGTTGGTGGTGGCTGACTACGGGCAGATGGAGCTGCGACTGGCTGCCGCAGAAGCAAAGGATCCTTTAATGACAGAAGTGTTCCAGCAGGGAAAGGACCTTCATACGATTACTGCTACGCAGATCTATGGGGTGGGGGAAGATGAGGTCACGAAGGAGCAGCGGCAGGTCAGTAAGTCGGCGAATTTTGGACTCTTGTACGGAAGTGGGGCGAAAGGACTCAGGAATTACGCGGCGCAGATGGGCATCCAGATGGATCTTGATGAGGCGGCTGAGGTCCGGCAAAAGTTCCACGCTGCTTATCAAGGCATCTCCAAATGGCAGCACGAAAATGCTCGCGCTGCTGATGCGGCTAAGGGGAATCCATCTATCCGCATACGCATCTCGGAATTGCGGCGGTTTCTACCGGGCGAGAACAACAAGCTCACCACGCGCTGCAACACCCCCATCCAAGGTGCGGGTGCAGCAGTTCTCAAGCTCACTCTCAGCAAGCTGTGGCCGTTACTTAACGCCGACGGGGAAGATACGGTGCGCTTGGCCGGCGTGGTGCATGACGAGATCATCCTGCTCGTAAAAGAACAGCACGCTGAAACCTGGGCGCACCAGCTGCAAGCCGTGATGGAGGAATGCGAAGCGCGGTGGTTAGGTGAGATTCCGCCTCTCGCCGAAGCTAACGTCGGGGATAGCTGGGATCAGGCAAAGTGACAAGTTCAGTTGGCTCCACATCGGATAACCCCGTCAAGCTCAATCAGTACCGGGCGACGATTTGGCCGAAGCATGGGGCCACTGAAAATGTGTTTCTGGAAGCTCCAGATGTATACACAGCGCATACGTATGTGCGGCGGGTTTACCCGGAACACACCGTCCTCGCCATCAAAAACGTGTTGGACCTATGAGTCGCACTGGCAGACAAATTGTCCTGGAGTGGCTGAATAAAGAGATTCGGATGGCGCGGACTGCTGATTTACAGCGGGCCGCTGCTTTTTTGGAGTGGGCGCGGGGTATCCGAAAAGGCTGCTCCAAGCAGAGGGGTGGGGCTCGGGTGGCCCAGTCCAATGCCTGGAGGAAGCGCGTGGACAGCGATGTGCGCTGGTAGGACTACTGCGACACAGTATGCTACTGTGTAGCAGAGTAGATCGTTAGCCATGCCCCTCAGACACGGGTCGAAAATTTATTGCCAGTTACTTCTGGATGCCAATCGGTACAAATTGGCTGAGACCCTCGCCGATAAGCAGGGAAAGAAGGTGACGGCTCTTCTGCGGGAGTATGTATATGGTGCACTTCAACAAGAGATGCCGGAAATTTACAAAATTGCTGAAGAGGCCGACGTTGAGAAATGGAATGAATCTGTTCGGCGACGGGTAGAAGGACGAATGCGCTCCAAGCAAGAGAAGAAGCCGCAAGACTGACGAGAATCACGAGACTTAGTAATAAAGCGACTGGGACCTGGAGATTCAAAGTAAAATCTCTAGGCTCCTACAGTAGTCCATCGTGACCCGCTACGCAGTCAAAGTCAGAGACCGCTGGGTCATGGCAATCTTCGGACCAGGCAAAG